TCTGCAAGCATCCTTCAAGGGATCACATTGAACGGCTAAGCGCAGCCGGACGGTCACTACGAGAAATTGCTGATTTATTTGATGACGTCAACTACAGGACACTGAGCCGTCACTTGAAGGAGTGCCTTGGCGGGCAGATCGTACCCCAAAATAGAATAGAAAATAACCTATTTTTTAACGGTAAAAATGCGTCATACAAATCAATGCTTGAACGAGTAGATTCCGGTACAGTGTCGATAGACTCGATCTGTGACACTTTGGACGACATAGATCTCGATGCAAAAGAGCTGTTTTTATTGGCAAAAAAGGCAAAAAATTACGATGAAGCAGACAGCCGTTTACACACACGCATGCAAATTCAAAAAATCAAAATAGAATTGGCTGAAATAACCATGAAAAAACGCCCCTTGAAAAACGTAACACCTGAAGGCAGGGAGGATGGAGGAGGGGATGAAGGAACTGTTGAAGATATACCACCAGAAGTTGAGGAGCTGATAAATTGACAAACCAGGAGTACCTGCAGCAGGACGAGAGCGATAAAGCAGAGTGGGAAGCTGCTGAAGAGAGGTACGAACAAATCCTCCAACTGGCAAAAAAGGCACGAGCATTGAAACCCACTATGAGGAAACTGGCACAGACAGATCTCTTCTTCCTCATGACCCGGATACTGAAGCTCCAGTTCATCTACAACACGGAGAAACCCTGGTGGATATTTAAACGCTGCCAGATGGTTCAGGAGAACACATACGGTTATCTTGATATCTGGGCCAGAGAGCATTTCAAATCAACCATCATCACCTTCAGTCAAACCATCCAGGAGATTATTGCGGATCCTGAAGTCACAATCTGCATTTTCTCTTTCAACCGACCGATTGCAAAAAAATTCCTAATCCAAATTAAAAGAGAGCTTGAAACGAATGAAACTCTCAAATGGCTATTCCCCGACATCCTCTGGAAAGATCCGAAGAAACAGTACAAGAAAGAGGGGTTTAAATGGACTGAGAACGAAGGGATCACAGTCAAGCGGAAAGGTAATCCGAAAGAAGCGACCGTTGAGGCATGGGGACTTGTTGACGGCCAGCCAACCAGTAAACATTTTAAGCGGCGGAAGTATGACGACGTTATCACCCGGGATTCCGTCACATCCCCTGAAGTTATCAAGAAAGTTACAGGGGCCTGGGAATTGTCTCTCAACCTCGGACAGGAGGGCGGTACCGAGCAGTATATCGGGACATTCTACCATTATGCCGACACCTATCGAACCATGATTGACCGCGGCGCTGTAAGGCTCCGGAAGTTCCCTTGTTTTCATAACGGCAAGGAAGATGGGGTAAATGTTCTCCAGACGAATGAGTACCTCCGGGATAAACGGAAGAAGTCTGGCAGCAAGAAATTCGCGGAGCAGATGCTTTGTGATCCGAAAGAAGAAGGATCAATGGGTTTCAAACGGGAGTGGTTGAAGTTCTGGCCCGCTCAGAAATGGAATAACATGAATACTATGATCCTGGTGGACCCTGCCAGCAAGAAAAAGAAATCCAGCGACTACACCACATTTTGGGTCATTGGGCTCGGATCGGACAGGAATTTCTATGCCATCGATGTTGTGAGAGATAAGCTCAATCTGACAGAAAGAGCTCGTGTACTCTTCAAACTCCACCGGGAATACAGGCCGGTTTATGTCTACTATGAGGAGTACGGTATCCAGGCTGACCGGGAGCATTTTGAGTTTGTCATGAACATAGAAAACTACCGGTTCCAGATAACACCTATTGGTGGCCGGATCAGCAAAGAGGACAGAATTCAGGCACTGGTCCCGATCTTTGAGACTGGTCGCTTTTACCTGATGGAAACCTGCGTCAAAGTCAACTATGAAAAGGATGCTGTTGACTTGGTGAAAGTGTTCATAGATGAGGAATATCTGGCGTTTCCTTTCGGTGGTCATGACGACATGATAGATGATCTTGCCAGGATTACAGATGAGAATGTTGACCTCCCATGGCCTGAGCAAATCAACTACGGGGACACATTGATTCCTGATGATTCAGGAGACGATTACGATCCTTTGACCTACGGTTTATAGAGAAAAAGTAAAAAAATATTAAAAAAACGCCTGATTTTACAGATTAGGGTTATTTTTTTTCAAACTACCGGGTTTATAGTCGGCTCCATTCAAGGGAATTACCTTGAAAGGAGCTAATCTCTGGTGAACATCGAGAAACTGGACGAGAAAGAGAAAGTCTCAAAGCTGCGTGGACGGCTGGAATCCCTCCGAACCGAAAGAGGTGCTTGGGAAGACCAGTGGAAGAAAGCTGCTATCTATTTCAATCCTCGCCGGGAATTCTTGGACGACATTGACAACACACAGGTGGAAGTCGGGAAAGAAAGATTCACTGATGAACCTGTCTACTACAACCAGATGCACGCTAATGGAATGCAGGGGAACCTGATTGGATCATCAATCAAATGGTTCATGCTTGCCTTCCGTAATAAGCAGTTCGACGCGGTACCGTATGCTAAAGACTGGCTTGAGGAATGCGAGGACACTCTGTATGGCGTTTTCCATGCTAGTTCATTCTATTCATCAACAGCTGAGTTCCTCCTGGATGGAGGATCAATCTGTACCTCTTGCCTTTACAGCGAGTGGAATCCCGTAAAGGACAATATCGTCTTCAAGGCTATTAACCCAGGACAGCTTTTTATTGCGGAGGATGCAGATGGGATTGTAAACACTGTTTTCCGTGAGTTCAGAATGACTGGTTCCCAGCTGCAGGAGAAGTTCGGAGAAAAAGCAATTACCGACGATATCCGCAAAGAGCTGGAAGACTACAAGCCAGATGAGAAACACAGAATAATCCATGCAGTTTTCCCCAGGAGATCAAGCGATAAGGCCAAGAAGGATTCAAAGAGTATGCCTTTCGCTTCAATCTATTTCCTCCCCGATGAAGAAAAGATCATATTCGAGGGCGGATATCATGAGATGCCCTACCTGGTTTGGAGATACCGGAAGAACGCTGGTGAAGTCTACGGCAGAGGCCCCGGTTTGGACTTTCTGAGAACTGCAATCAGGCTAAACAAATTCGCTGCAGGGAAAATGAAGATTGCCGATATTGCAACAGATCCTCCACTTATTGCCAATGGGAACATGAAAGGACGTATCAGGTATAACCCGGGTGGAATCACATATGTAACGAATATGGATTCAATCCCCAAAAAATGGGATCTCAAAGGTGATTATCCAATCTCAAAGGACGAAGTCGCTGATCTCAAACAGGAACTAAAAGAGGGTTTTCTAGTTGACTACTTCCTCATGTTGAATCAATCAGAGCGGCAGATGACGGCTTATGAAGTGAGCGAGAAGCAGGGCGAGAAAGCAACAATCCTCGGGTCTGTTGTTGGTAGGCTGAATCAAGAATTCGCTCATCCCCTGGTTGCCAGGGTCTTCGGCATTTTATTCCGGAACGGAAAACTGCCTCATCCGCCTGCCGAGCTTATGCAGATGGGTTTTAAGCTTGATGTTCATATGATTGGACCCCTCGCTATGAGTCAGAAATTCTATGCCAGATCCCAGGGAATTAACAGAGGTCTTCAATCACTTTCACAGATCTCTCAGCTTTATCCAGAAGTACTGGACATCGTTGACGGCGATACAATGGCACGAGAATCCTTGGATGCCACCGGTATGCCCCAGAAAATCATCAGGGAAAACATCGACATCGAACAGATCCGGGCGAGCAGGGCGAAGCAGCAAGAAGCGCAGCAACAATTGGCAATGGCTGGCCAAATGGCCGATATGGCACCAAAGCTGAACCAGAAGGTACAGCCGGGCAGTACTTTGGAAGAGGTAAACGAGCAACTTAAAAACGCAGGAGTAGGTAAACAGTGATTCGGTTCGGAGAGAAGGAACATGAGATTGATCTGGAAGAAAGAATGCGGTTCCGCAGGGTTTTTAATAACCCTGATGGCAAAAAAGTCTTTTCCATAATCCTCTCTGACCTTCAGCACTTTGAGGTTGTACAGCCTGACGATGTAGCTGCCAATGCTCTAAAGGATTATGCCGTGACTTTGCTTGAGAGGATTGGAGCATTTCACGAAGACAATCTGGAAAGTCTCACAGAGGCCTATTTCCAGGTCAATACTTATCATCCCCCGGAAAACCGGGATGAAAATAAAGATTGGGAGGACTGAAAACCGTGGAAGTAGATGCAGGAGCAGTTGAAGGGGCTGCAGCAGGAACGGGTATCAGCCAGGATAATCCGGACCTGCTCACAGAGGGAGGCAATCCGGACGGTGCGGGAGCTGACCCGGGGAAAGCAGGACAGGGGACAGATACAGGCACAGACCAGGGAGAAGGGGAGAAAACCTTTCCCACCTGGATGGGTCAGTTAACAGGCGACCTTCAGAAATCTGAAAGTCTAACCAAATTCAAGAATATTTCTGAACTTGGAAAGGCTTACGGAGAGCTTGAGGGAAGACTGGGTAAATCCATTACCATCCCTGGTGAAGATTCAACAGATGAAGAAAGGGCGAATTTCTTTGCCAAACTCGGAAGACCTGAGAATGCAGATGGATATGAACTTCAATTCGGGGAAAATATACCTGAATACATGAAGAAAGCTTTCCAGGCTGATGAAAAGGAATTCCGGGAACTGATGTTCAAGTCCGGTTTCTCTGGAGATCAGGCTAAAGCAATGCACGGATATATCCAGGATAAGCTCCTGGACGGTCAGAAACTTGAAGCCATGTTCCGACAGAAGCAGTATAACGACGGTACGACAGCCCTGAAAGAGAGCTGGGGTGCTGATTTCGGTAAGAACTTGAATATCAGCCAGATGGCCCTTCAGAGATTCGCGGACATTGAATCCATCCAGTTCCTCAAAGAGTCAGGTCTGGGTAATCATCCTGGTGTTATCAAGATGATGTACAAGATCGGCCAGGCTATAAGTGAGGACACGTTTGTGGATGGCGGTGAAGCCGGGGGAAAGTTTGATCCGGATAACCATGTTTTATTCACATAGGAGATAGGCTATGCCCGTAATTGTAACAATGCAGGATCTGTCAAAGCAGATTCACAACAAAGAGATCCAGGCGATTTCAGAACGTCTGGATAAGATCAATCACATCATCAAAGATGCTCACTGGGAAGAGGCCAACGACGTCACTTCCCATGTATTCACTTTCAGAACAGCACTGGCTAAGGGAACCTGGAGACTCTTCAATAAAGGTACTCCGGTAACTTCTGGCAAGACTGCCCAGGGCCGGGCCTATATGGGCATGTATGAAGACAGAGTAAGAGTCGACAAGGATCTGGTGAACATTGCCCCCAATCCTGACAGATTCTTCTCCAATGAAGTCTATGCCCACTCAGAGGGAGCATCCCAGTTTCTCGCTGAAGCAATCATCTACGGAAACCATGACATCAATGCAGCCGCATTCCATGGTCTTGCTCCCCAGATGGACTCTCTTGCCATGGCCAATGTCTACGGGGCAGGCGGAGTTACATCAAACGCGATGACCTCTCTTTACGGTATTGAGTGGGGTCCCGGCAAGGTTTATATGGTTTACCCCAAAGGAGCAAAGCATCCCATGGAGATTTCTTCTAAACAGGAAGGAATCGCCTATGACGATGACGGGAATGAGTACGATGTGGTCAGAGTCACAATCAAGTTCAAATGTGCCCTTGTCGTGGAAGATCCCAGATATCTGTTCAGAGTCTGTAATCTTGATCCCACCAAAATGGGTGTAGAAACTGCTGGCTACTTCAATGAAAACCTGCTGATTAAGGCATTGAACAAGTCTAAGAACGGTGGAACCGGAATCAAACTGTACGGGAATGAAGATCTTCAGACCCTGGTTGATGTCCGGGCAAAGGATAAGGCCAGTTTCTTCAAACCCATGGATTTTGGAGGCGAAGATATCACAGCCTTCAAGCGCCGTCCTATGAGACGGTGCGAGAGTATTCTAAGTACCGAAGCGGTCGTGGCATAAGGAGGGCTGCCATTATGATGATAGATAATAAACTGAAGTATTTCTTCAACAAGGATCTGGCCGGTCAGGCCATTGGGAATCTGGCCTCTGAGGTTATTGATCATGGAGACCTCAACGGAGCCGATCTGTCTCAGGGAAACCCCATGTTTCTCCATATCCAGATTGAAGGTGATGTGGAATCTGCTGGCGCTGCCACCGTGGCCATGAAGCTACAGCACTCTGATGACGGAGTTACTTTCTCGGACACTCCGGTTTCATATGACGCAATTGCAAAAGCTGAGCTCGTTGCCGGTTGGGAACGGATGGTTTCAATGCCTTCCGGCCTTAAACGGTACACAAGACTGCTTCTGACTGTCGCAACAGCCGCACTCACAGCCGGACAGATTTCTGCTTTTCCGGGCAACGAATAAAGGGGGGATGTAGTGGTTAAAGCAAAATGCGAGAAAACCTGTTTTGTTAAGGGAAAAATCTGGAATCCCGGTGATATAAGGTTTTTTAACAGCAAGGCAGATGTTGAAAATTGCTTCAAGTACGTTGAGGACGTCAAGGAAGACCCCTCAGATGATTCTGATGCAAAACCCTTTTCTCAGTGGACAAAAGACCAGTATCTGGAGAAAGCAAAAGAGAAAAAGATTGAAATCCCTGAAGATGTGAAAACCCGGGATCAGATCCGCGATTTTCTCAAGGACAAAATTGATCAGTAATTACTCTGGGAGAGCTTCGGCTCTCCCTTTTTGAAGGTGAGTTATGGCAGATACAGAACTTGAAGTGGTTAACCTGGCATTGAACAGAATCGGGCATAAATCAATCGAGAATCTAGAAGATGGGACAAATCAGACCGCAGTTCTCATGAAATCCTTTTACAACGGTACAGTCAATGAAATGCTCTCTGTATTCCCATGGAATTGTGCAGTCACTCGGGCTGAACTTTCCCTTACTTCTGAGGTGAATCTGACCCAATATAACAACGGTTATGATCTTCCAGAAGGAGTACTCAGAGTCCTTGATATCGATGGGGATAAAAAGAAGACCTACCGCATAGAAGGTAAACAGATTTTCACCGATGAAGGGAACAGTGACCCTTTAACTATCAGAATCCGTTACATACAAAAGCTTTCCGATGTCACCGCCTGGGATGAATTCCTTGAAGAAGCGATAGCTCTTCGTTTAGCTGAAAAAGCTTGTATGAAGATAACAAAGAATCTGACTTTAACATCCTACCTGCAACAACAGGTTATAACTGCACTGAATATTGCCCAGCAATCTGCTAATGCAGAAGACCGCGAGGATCTGAGTAATATTATTGCCAGCATCAATAATTCCAAAATGGCCGACATCATGATGTCAAAAAATAATTACGCACAGGGGTAATGGATGACTAAGGTTGAATTATTCAATACGGCGCTCTCTACTTTGGGAGTTGAATTGTTATCAAAGGAAACAGATAAAAGCCGGAATGGTGAATACTGCCGGTCATTCTATCCTATGGCTGCCCGAGCTGTTCTTACCTCTTTCGACTGGAACTGTGCCAGGAGAAGGATTCTATTGAACGCAATTGACGTGAATGCCCAAGGATATAATGCTGATCTGACTGACTTTGAGTATCAATATGTATTGCCTTCTGATTGGCTTAAAATGGTTTCAATCAATGACTCCCCTGAAACAAAAAGGCTCATTGAGGCTGGATATCTGTATTGTGATTCTAACGATATCAAACTGGTTTACACATCGAGGGAGATTGAGCCTGAAGTGGCCGGTGATGAACTCCCATTTACAGAGTCTATGTGTAATGCAATTGGACTCTATATCGCTTACCGCTTATCTCTATCGATAGTCAAAAACTCCCCAGCACAACTCCTCTACCAGGAATACACACAAGCACTATTGGATGCACAGGGGCAGGATGCCATGGATAAGGAGCAAGATCAGATTGGGGGATGGATTGAATGAGTAAGTCCTCACCGATACTGACTGATTTCACCGCAGGTGAACTTTCTAGGAAATATGCCTCAAGGGTTGATGATCCTATCTATTCAAAGGGAGCAAGGCGCATGGAGAACATGCGTCCGTTAGCTCAGGGAGGTTTTAGAAGCACTGGCGGAAGCTGGTTCGAGATGGGATTAACATCTGGAGTGTCTTACAGGCTGATTCCTTTCATGGTTTCAGAATCTGTCCGGTTTCTTATAGTTCTCAGCCCTGGAAACCTCATAATCAATAAAGTTAATGATGATGGGTCATTGGATTTAAATACCACTATTGCTGCCGGCACGACCTACAGTCCTGCTCAATTAGGTGAAGTTAAGTTTTGTCAGAATGCTAATGAAATGTATTTCACCCACAGAAATCATACTCCCCGGGTTCTAACCTATACAGGTACCGGACTTGAATACTCCGACATGGAGTTTACAACCAATACAGGTGAGGATATTCCTTTCCAGAAGAGTACAGATTATCCAGCAAACTGCACATTCTTCAGTGGAAGACTGTTCTTCTCAAATACTATTTCAAAGCCTCAAGGGATATGGGCTTCTATTCCTTATGAGTCCGGGAATTTCACAAAGTTCGAATTAGTTGAAACTACAGTTACCCAGATTAAAGATAAATCAGAATGGGAAGATCCTGAAGAACCAGAAACAGAGGAAGTCTCAACAACCAAGACTGTGATCGGAGACGGCAATTCCTTCAATTTTGAGATTGCGTCTGAACAAAACGATACCATTGTCTGGATGGCTCCTGCTGAGGATCTTCTTATAGGAACTTTGTCATCAGAGTGGACTTGCCCGAAGGAAATCACCGCCAATGATTTATCAGCAGATTTAATCTCAAGAATTGGGACTGCCAATATACAGGCGAAACTAGTGGGAGGTTATATTATCCTGATTCAGCGGGGAGGCCGAAAGGTATGGCAGTATGACGGGAAGAACTCGACCGATCTGACGTTTAATAATGATCAGATGGCAGAATCACCCATCATCGGCTTTGATGCCCAGAAAATCCATGACCAAATTATATTCTTTGTCCGCGAAGATGGACAAATCGCTGTTCTCATGTATTCACCGGCTCATGATATCCAGGGATGGTATCGGCTAAAAGATGACAATTTCTCCTACCTCTCAGTAGCTGTTGTTCCCACAGAAAAGGCAGATCATGTTTATGTTATTATCCGGGATACTGACGGTGCTCAACGCATTGAGAGACTTGATGAAGATTGCTTCACAAGGGCATCAGAAAGAGTTGTTATCGCTGGTGGTGTCGGGGCTGTTACGAATCTCGCCGGAGATATTCAGGTATGGAAATCTGGCTCATTTGAGCAGGTTTCTGCCGTTAATGGTTCATTCAATACGACCTTACCAGACGGCGAGTATTATGTTGGGTACGGCTTCTCTTCTATTCTTGAAACAATGAGCGTTGAAGTTCAATCCGAGATAGGCCCCGGGCAGTTCAAGGAGAAATCAGCCTCAAACATCTATATCCAGGTGAACAAAGGAGGAGAATTCGGAGTCGGATATTCTTCTGATCCTGCTTCTTTGAAAACGGTAAATGGCACAGGCCTCGTAACCTCTGATTTCCACGGTGGGTATGAACAGGATCTATCAATCATGGTTTTACAGGAGAAAGCCTATCCCCTTGAGATCACTGTCCTCATGCCTGAGATTGAAATGGAGACCATATGACCCGGATTGAACTTGAACGGATTAACATCAACCGGCTGTTTAAAGAGTCATCCTTACCGGTGGTGACACTGGATTCGATGGCTTCCTGTGGGAAGCATATGCATATCATCGGTGGTTATATCGAAGGTAAGACAATATTCCATACCGGGATTATTGATTATGGCCCCCAGTGTGGAGAAGTCTGGAGCCGGATAGAGGATATGAAGTATCGAATGTCCGCTGCCTCGAACATCCGGGATCTCATTGACCATATCGCATGCCATGACGGGTACAGGGAAATCGTTTCTTCAGTGCAGAAAGGCAATACTCAACTTAACAGGTGGTCCGAATGGCTCGGTATGGAGTACATAGGTTCAACCGAGTTTCACGATCATTTCAAATGGAGGGGTATCTAATGGGTGTAACAGCCGCAATTATAGGAGCCGCATCATTTGCTCTCAGTGTTTATGGGACCATTGAAGAACAAAAAAGGCAAGAACGCCAGAGTGAGTTCAACGAGCAGATGAATGAGTTGAACTATAAGGAAGGGATACAGAATATCACGAATGCCCGGACATCCTTGGACACAAACTACACCCAAACCAAGGACACGATGGCGGAGCAGCTTACTCAAGCTCAGGAATCAACCGCCAGAAAAACATCTCAGATTGAAACAGCAGCAGATAATCAAAGGCAATCCACTTCGGATGCGTATGCACTGCAGGTGGATCAGACTACACAGAATGCAGCCTATGCGAAAGACACTATTGTTGATCACTCAAAAGCTGCCGCCCTAGCGGCGTCTCAGAAAAAAGGTGCTTCCGCTTCTTCCGGTGTGAAGGGCGGGACTGTCAACGATACCCAGGCTCTCCTGGAGCAGGACAATCAGAATTACCTTGATCAGTCCAGCCAGAAACTGAGTGATAACATTAAGAATTTCCAGACTCAATCTGATCTGTACTTCAACGATGCAGACGAGCAGAAGAGACTGGCTTATCAGACTGCTCAAGAAGCAAGGGAAGAGCTCTCTGATTATACCGAAAGATACGACACTCAGTTGAAGCAAATGGACGAGTCCTATAATCAGAAAACTGAGGAACTTAACCAAGCTGAAACCATTCTCACTGAGAAATACAAAGCTCAAGCAGCTTATGAAAGTGACATGTATTCCTATATGACTTCCGGTACCTGGCTCGATATCGTCGGGGCCGGACTCTCATCTTTCAGTTCCGGAATCTCAATGTACAACGCCACGAAGGACATTGATACCAGTAATTGGTTCAAATGGGGTGGATCGTGATTGATTCACCATATTCAGACTCAATAAAACTAAACTGAGGAAAATAATGGCTGGAGATAATGCCTACACCAGATTTGCTAATACTCTGAACTCAACGTCCAACAACATTGCCCGTAATATAGCCCAGATAAACTATGAGAAACAGGAGCTCGCAGCGACTTCCCAGCTCACGAAAAATAAGGAGCAGTTTGACAGTCTCCTTCTGGATATGGAACAGAATCCAGGGGATTATACGACAATCCAGGAGCGATTTAACGCCAAGGCAAAGCAGATTCAGAGCGAGGGAGGATCTGCTTTAACCGGACCTCTCGCTCTGAGGATGTACCAACAGGCAACAGAGAAACAGATGGCAGATTACTCCGTGAGAGCCAGAAGCCTTGCGGATCAGCTTGATATGAACAACGCCAAGCAGAATATGGCAAATAACCTGGACTACATGATCAATAACATTCGTTTTGATTCATCTGGATTCCAGGAAGACACTGGGAAAATCGCCACTCTGATAGGTGGATCATCCCTCCTCCTGTCGGCAGAAAAGGAAGCAATGATCATGAAGTATCAGGATGCTGCTATGAGCAAAGCCGCGAATGCTGGAGCACGGGCAATTTTCGATTCTACTCAGGGCGGGTATTCACAGAAAGGAGAAGCAGCCAGAGCCTGGTTGTCATCTCCTGAAGGCGCTCAGAGTTTAAGAGATGGAGGGTTGTCAACTGATCAATTTGAAAAAGTAAATTCAATGATCAACTCCTGGGAAAGTGAAGCATATATCAGGCAGAACCGAATACATGATGAAACTGACATGAGACTAGATGAGAACATCTGGAAATCAATTAAGAGTGGCAGTATTTCGGATGCAAAGGCTCTCTGGCTTGGAAGCAACTTCTTCAGTGAAGAGAAGAATAAATACTGGGATTCATTCTTCAGAGCAAGGGAAAATGAAGCTAAAACAATCGATAAGTCCAAAGGTCCAGAACAAAAGGCTATTGCTGAGGCAATGGTGGATGATTTGAAAGAACAAGTCAGCTCAGGGGAAATGAGTATGACCGATGCAATAAATATATCCGAGTCATGGGAAAGTGATTATGGAAACAATCCATATATGGGCGGAGTTTTCAGAGAATCAAACGACTATTTCAAAAACCCAGAGTTATCTGGAAATGAAGCATTTAAGACCGGACTTGATTACTTTAAAAATACAGCAGCAACTATGAAGCTGAAGGAAGAAAATCCAAAACTATATGCATTCATTGAAACACATCTTAAAGACTATGCCATGGACCCTAAGAATTCCGATCTGAAAGACCCACAGAAATACAGACAACTCGTTGATGATCTGATCAGAGAACCAATCATCAGAAAGTTGAATGAAAGCGACACTATCCGTACAGGAGAAAAGGGTTTGGGAGTTGATGCGTGGGGTATCAATTCCTCCGAAAAAATCACACAGGAATTTCAGGATGGAAACTTCCGATCTCTTATGAAGCTGGACAGTAATGGTGATGTTGATACTGCTTATTACGAGCAGTGGATTAAGGCTTGGGGATTTGAAGGTAAGAAGAATGGGGAGTATATGGATGTCGGGAAAGTCCTTGATACCTATATGAACGATTTCCATTCCGCTGCACAGCGTGATTTCAAAGATCATTTCTATGTCCACATGGATGATAACTCTGGTAGACCGATTATAGAGAAAAATGGGGAGAAGTATGTCCTTCAGATTGTGAATAACCAAGAACAAAAAAGGCTTAAAGAGCTTGGTATTGTTGCTCGGAAAAACAATGAATCCTGGTATAGATGGAATCCATCAAAAGGCATTTATGAGTTCTACAAAGAGGTAGGTGAATAGATGGATGTCCCAGGTGTAAGTACTTCGGATGATAACAAGAATAGTGTAACTGATGAGTTTAAGAACTGGTTTGAAATTGTACCTTCAATAGAGGAACAGAAAACCCCTAACTATAATCCCCCTTATGCAGATCAGATGCCGCCAAAATCTCCGGTCCAGGCATCCCCTGATATGCCATGGTACAAGATGGCTCCTTCTACAGATCAGGTCAAAAGGGAGGAAAGTGAAAACCTCCGAAATTGGGTGATTCAACATTCCCAGAATCCAGAAGAAGAGCTTGCGAAGCTCCGATCCGCTCAGTACCTTGCTGCCAAAGCTGATATTGACCCCACATACGTATATAACAATTTCGAAGCCGTGACGAAGGATTATTACGGCCAGCCTATGTCAGGGATGAGCACCTTCCAGGCAATTAACAACTCCTGGAAAACGGGCAAAATATACAGCCAACTTGGGGACCTCTATTATCAGCAGATCAACGGTGACAGCACAGAAGAAACACAGGCGAAGATTGATAAACTTAAAAGCAGTCTTCCTCCCGTTGATCAGCAGAAAAGATGGATTCCAACTCAAGCTTTAAAAGCTGCAGCTGAAATGATCCCTATGTCCATAGACGGAGCAAAAGAGGCAACAGGCCAAGGACTTGTTTATGGCTTGGGGGGTGCGACAACTGCGGCTATTGGCGGCCAAGCGGGTCCTCAAGTTGCTTTCCCTGAAGAAATCGTCACCATTCCATCTGCATTTGCATCAATGTACCTAGTTGGACAGCTATCTGGTATGGCTGAATCTACATTCAAAAAAGAGTCGGGTCTGGCATATATGGATATGCTTGAATATCAGGATACTGATGGAGCCAGGATTGATCCTGAAATAGCCAAGATGGCTTCAATTGGGATTGGTGCTCTTAATGCTGTAGTTGAGACAACTCAGTTCACAACGCTCCCCGGTGTTGACAATATTGTCAAGAAAGCCACAAGTCAAGCTGTCAAAAAGATAATTCAATCTGGCACTCTCCGGAAAGTAGCCTGGGAATTCTCAAAGGAGTATGGCGGATCTATTGCTTCAGAAACAGCGCAAGAGATGCTTCAGGAGATTTTCAGCATCACTGGAGAGGAGATCTCAAAAGGATTATCTGGAGTAAGAGGAAGCAATACACAGGAAATTGTTGAACGGCTTATGGAAACTGCAAAACAGTCAGCTTTGGCGTTCTCAGTTATGGGGCTCCCTGGATCTGTTATGAATGCGAATGTATCAAGCGCTGTCCGGCAGATGAGAAGTCCTGTCGGGATTATTAAAGTTGATGATACAACTGTTATTCCCGGCCCCGATTCAAAACTTTTTAGAACCAGCACAACAAGTACTGCCGCGTCGATCCAGAGCATAGAGATTGCAGGGAACACTTCCAATGAAGGAATCAAACTCGCCCAGCAGCAATATGAAGCAGCCAAAGACGGTAAGGGGACGATACCTCCGGTAAAAGTCATCATGGGAGAAGATGGCACCTATCAGGCTGTAGATAACGATATGCTGCAGGTGCTCTTGGAGAACGGTGAACAAGCTCTGGAAGTGGAGATTGTTGAACCGATACAGAATACTAAGATCACTGAATCTCTTTCGAAACCTAATTGGATGAAGAATTCCCAGGATTTTAATGAATGGAAATCCAGTTTCACCCAGAGAGAAGCCCAATTCAAAGAGGCCCAGACGATTGAAGACTTCGAATACAACGTCAGAACTGCTTTCCCGGACATAGCCGACAGCGAAAGACAAGCTGTAGTTGCCATGGTTGAAGCCAGGGCGGCTGTAAATGGCATGGATGTATCTGAGTATATTCAGAATACCTTTGACACCAAGGTGTTCACTACAGAGAAGATTCCGGGGCAGTCCTATAAAGCGGCTGCTGAATTCAAGGAATCCGGGAAAGCTTTGATCCACCTGACTGAGCTGTCTGACTTTTCATCATGGGTACATGAATACGGCCATATCATCAGGAAAGAGCTGCCCCAGTCAGATCTGCAGATCCTTCAGGATCATTATGGTGATCAGGACTGGACGACAGAATCAGAGGAATCATTTGTCAGAGACTTTGAGGACTATCTGCATAAAGGGAAAGCTCCCAGCGAAGAGCTGAGGACTCTATTTCAGAAAATAGCGGCAGGCCTGAAGAAAGTGTTTGACCGTATTGGCAGGACTCTGGATGAAACCAGGAAACTGTCAGCAGAAGTGACCGATGTTTTTGACCGTATTTTCACTCCCCAGGGTGATGTCAAAGCTGATTTATCACAAAAAATTCAGCAAGAGCAGCAAAATTGGTTTGTGGCACAGCCCACAGACCAATGGTTTGAGAAAACAGAGAACAGCCGTTCTATCCCTCTTGAGCAGATAGAGAGAAGAGAGGAGATTCAGGATACTGCTAAACTACAAAGAGCACAGGAGAACATTCATCAGGCCGAAGCTGGAACCGGCCCGAAGAGAGCTCCCGTAAAGGTTTTGGAAATTTCCAAAGGGAAATACAGGATTGTTGACGGAAATACAACCTGGCATGTTCTGAAAGATAAAAATGCCGCTGCTCTGGAAGCTGAAATTGTTGAGATGAAACAGCCGACTAGAGATCTTTCTGAGTTATATTCACTGGTAGAAGAATCCCTAGAAGATCTTGATTCGTTTACGGCTTTTTTTGCTGACAAGTTTAAAGGCTCTGTACTGCAAAGACCTGTTAACAAAGAAAGCGGGAAACGATTGAAAGCCAGGGACCGGGCTGCGAGGAAACTGGAAGAGGTTATTGGAGCTGAAAGGATTTTTGATCTTGCCGGTTCGACAGTTGTTTTCAAAGATATCACTACAATAAAAGAGGCTGTGAAGACAGCCCTGGAAGACCCCAGGGTGATCAGGTTGAAAGACCGTTATGATAAGCCCGCTCCCGGCGGATACATGGATGTTCTGATGAATATCAGGGCTAAGAACGGAGCTGTCATCGAAGTGCAGTTCAATACTCTGCAAATGGTGGATGCCAAGAAAAAAGCAGGGCATACACTGTATGAAGTTATAGATCAAACTGAAACGGCATTTAAGGAAGGGAAAATAAGTGATTCTGAAAAAGTAGCTGCTATAAAAGCAGCCGTTGATGCGAGTGAGAAGATCTATTCAGCAGCCAAGGCTGCCATTTTGGAAGACAACATTTTTTCAATGTCTTCTTTTGATATTTCTGAAGAGTTGGTCATTATCTCGGACAATTTGACAAGGTCACCAGCCGGAGAGAGTGTTCTATCCGGTAAAACTTTAAATAAGTTGAAAGAACTATCGATGGCGATAGGGAAGTCTTCCCAGTCTGCGAATTTTAATCCTTCTGAATCGATGGTCATGGGCTCTGACATAAATAAATCCTCCGACCATTTAAGTATACTTGATCAAGCAGATGGGAGCAATATCATAGATCTGAAGGATCTGTTATTTCAGGGCATAGAACTATATGAAGACTCTGATGGTGTAATGTATAATAAACATGAGAAGGGTTTTAATTATGAAAGCAAAGAACTGTCCCGACAATTCCAGAAAACCTCAGAAGAACTTGGACTCCTCGAAGAGGGAGGAATCTTTTCTGATGACGGAGGAGATGAAGGACTGGGCGAAAAACGGCTATCCGGACGACCAACCGACAATTCCTTACTCCAGCAATGGAAAAAGCAAAAAAGAATAGATTTCACAAATCAAATATATGAAGATACAACAACGCTGGCTGAAATGTTTTCAGTTTATAGAAACCCATTGAATGAGTATTTTCATATAATTTACACAAACGATAATAATCAGATCCTGGCACATAATGTCATGTCCTCTGGTATACCCGGGCGGACAATTGCTGTCGATTCTTCCAATCCATCCAAAAGCATGTTTAACCTAGAAGAAAGAATGAAGCGACTTAATGCCACAGGGTACTATTTACTTCATAACCATCCTTCAGGAAATGTCTCAGAATCTAATGAAGACTTGAGACTGACAGCAAACTATGCTCAGAACGTCAAAGGGTTCATTGGTCATATCATTCTGAATCATGATCAGTTTGGATTTATTGGGAGAGGACTCCATGGTACTCAGCATAAATACAGCCCCAAAGTGGAGTATATTTCTCGGAATTTAACTGACAAGGGATTCACAAGCCCTCAAATGATAGCAGATTACACCAAGTCCATGATGCCTGATGATGGTAGAGAATTACTTCTCTATCTGGATAATCAGAACAGAGTTGTCCTTGCTGAACCAGTAAAAAAAATAAATCACCAAACCGCATACCAAAAAATGAGGGAGATTGGCGCTTCAAATATGGCATTTGCGACCAGTTCAAGAGAATCATATGATTCTCTCTGGAAAGCTGATGTTGAACTCCAGAATTCTTCTGAACTCTCCATTAAACACTATGATGTTTTTCTCGACATTCTGCTGATGGAATTTAATGATCAGGGTGAATTTACAAATGTTGAATCAGCTGTGGAATGGACCCAGAAGAGGCCCTCTGGTTGGCAGTCAGCTTTAATGTCACGGCGAAAAAGAAGAGGATATGTTTGGGAAGATGAAATTCTCTATCAAAACACAGAACATGAAGAAATAATTCGTAAGGCTATTGAGGAGTTTAAGCCGGTTCCTCAGGATGTCCTGGACGAATACGGAGATAGGGACTGGGCCATACGCGAGAACCGAAGAAGGGAAACTTTGAAGAAGTACTCCTGGCTGGTTGATATGGCTTTTGGAATGGACTCTCCTGATGAGTTCAAAGATTTTATACTGAGAATCGGATCAGCGGAAGAGATTGATGCTGCCCGGAAACTCGGCGGCGAAGGGGAAGAGAGGTTTTACAAAGAGATCTGGTCAAGGGCCAATCTCAAAACCAGAGAACAGGCAAATAACGAGTTTATCAAACGGTATGCCAATGAAACTGCCGTGACCGCCCTGGCCATCGAGGTGACGGCTAATCCGGGAGTATGGAAGGGGAAGGGGATTCCAGGGTCTATCTGGATGCTGGGGAACAGCTTCAAAGGGAGTACTAAGCAAAATGCCAGGGAACGTTTTGTCCAGGCTGCAATCACTTCGGTCAAGAATAATCCTCTTGCAATCCGCCAGGCGTTTGCCTCACAGAGCGGGGATCAAACAGATATTACTCAGCTGCAGTATGAAGAAGAAATTGAAAATGCTACTCCAGAAGAGGTTGTCATCGGCAGACTATCAACAGAAGACCGACTGAAGGAAGCCGCCAAGGCAGACGATCCAAAGATCCGAGCCATGCTGCTTTCAGGAATTGGTACAGATTCGGAATCCCTTGTCCAGTTTGATCGGGAGATGCACCAGAGGATGGGTGTGTTGAAGTCTCAACACACTAAAGAGGTTGAGAAGCTGAAGAATCTTTTGAAAGCCAGTGACTCAAAGTTAGACGACTTTATCAGCAGCAGGGAAAGACTCTCTGATGCGTTGAAGAACGCTAAATCAGAGGCTGAAAAAGAAGCATATAAGAAGATCCAGGAATTCAAGGCTGAAATGATTGCCAAGCAGAAGCAGCAGAAAGAGGTCCAGGAAATCAAGGACAGGATGAGAAAGCTGGCAAAGAATATCCTCCGGAAACCTGCAGAGGATTGTCATTACTCATTTAAAGAAGAAATCAGGGAGATTCAGGACGGACTGGACGGAAGATTCAGAAGGCAGAAAACAGCCGAGGCCCTGAAGAAACGCCGGGAATTTTACGAAGCAAACCCGGAAGTTAAAAAGTTGATTGATCCAGAAATCCTCAAAGTGATCAATCAGAAGCCTTTGAACGAATGGACTCTGATTGAACTGGAGAATCTGAATAACAAGGTCAATAGGCTCCGCCAGATGGGAAAGGAGAAACAGCAGCGGATAGTTGAAGATCGCAAACAGAAGGTTCTGGAACTGGCTTCAAAGATGGCTCTTGAAATTGGTAATGGAAAAATTGCCACAGTCCCCAAATATGCCACCAACACTGATGATTACAAGGAATGGAAGAAAACCGGAAAGGTCGACGCTGTTATGCTCAATACGCTCAGGCCGTCAAGAATCCTGAAGGATCTGGCCGGTGAAAATTCCGAGTTGGTAAAGTTCTTCTGGGAAAAGATGAATCAGCATACTGATGAATCAATACGCAGGAAACTGGAACGGATTGAAGCCGGGAAAAGGAAAATGGCTGAACTTGGTATTACTAAAAAGGAACTGGCCCAGAAAATCCTTATCCCTGGAGCAGAGGAAGACCCACAGTCTGTCAATGACGTTATCCATATGTATATCACCCGGAAGAATGAGAAGAACTGGAGAGCCATTGTTCATGGAGTCGGAGTCAAGAATCCCGGGAAATACATTCAGCATCTTACAGCCGAACAGATGGCTCTTGGTGACTTTATTGCCGCTGATTTTGAAGCACATCATGAAAGATATGCTGAAGCCTATGCCGTGGACAAGAATGATATCCTGGGGAAAGTTCCAGGGTATTTCCCAATGAAAAGGCAGTCTCTTTTGAATGAAGCCAGAAATGATGAGGTCATGAGGGACATGGGAACCTCCGCCGGTGTTATGGATGGTTATGCAAGTCGGAACAGTACTAAGAAGAGAATAGATATCGGAGATGAGCACCAGGCGCCGATCCGTATGGGAGCATGGGATCTTTGGATGGAAGAAGTAGAAAAGCAGGAGCACTATATTGCCTCTGCCAGGTATATCAAGGAGATGCACGGCATTTTAAAGAATCCAGCGTTTCAGGCGGCTCTTGTTGAAAAACATGGGCATGGAATAATTCAATGGTTTGAGAAGTACATCAACGAATTCGCAAATCCGAATCTGTATAAATACTATGATGCAGTATCCAAGGTCTCCAGAGTGCTCAGGAACAATACGGCTCTGGCTTATCTTGCCTATAATACTTTGACCATTGCCAAACAGGCTCCTTCCCTTGCTCTTTTTATGGGTAGAGTCGGGCCTCACAGATTGATGGCTGCCTCAGGGAAATTTATGAGCAACCCGGTGAAATGGTTGGATTTTGTGAATGAGCGAGATCCTCAGATGAAAGAAAGATCCATGGACCGGCTATTGGAGGAATTAAAGCTGGAACAGGAACACCCTGTTCAGAAAGCAATCAGTCAATTGGGCCAGATTGGAATGAAGCCTATTATGATGGTAGACAAGATGGCCACAACTATAGGATGGCTAGCTGTTTATGATGCCCATATTCTACAGGGTGAGGATGTTGCCATCAAGAAAGCCCAGGAGTCGATCCTTGAAACTCAGCCTGCAGCAAGAGCCAAGGATCTGGCCATGCTATACAAATCAAACGAGGGATTCAACTGGTTCTTGATGTTTACCAACCAGATTAACCAGCAGTGGAACATTATGACCAGCGATATTCCCCGGGCAGTCCGTCAGGCACAGGTTAACCACATATAAGCCCCTAGGCAGT